ACGGCGTTGGCTGCGTACTTGCCCAGCATCTCATCATCCACCGCGTCGAGCTTGACCTTCAGCGCCCGGTCAACAGCGCCGGTCATGGCGGGGCAGGTCGGCTTCGCAGGGCAGAAGCGGCAGTGCGCGCCGGGGGTGAGCTTGGCATCGGGCAGGCTGGCGACCTTCACCGCACGCTTGAGATCCTTCTCAAACTGTTTGATGCGCTCGGGCGTTGTCGTCCACTGGCGTATGGCCGGGGGCTGGATGATGACGCACTCAATGGCAACCGCGCCGGCGAACACCCATGCCACCTCGGGGGTACGCATGGCAGCAGCGGCGTAGTACATGAGCTGCTCGTTCTGCTCCGCGTCCACGATCACGCCATCACCGAACTTCCAGTCGATCACATACGCCGTGTCACCGATGCGGCCCAAGAGGTCGCACGAACCAAAGGCACCCGGCAGGTACTTGCCAAAGCCCACGCGTGTCTCGACCGCGTACTGCATCTCGTTCTGCGGGTCGAGCTTGTCGAGCAGGTCAAGCGCGGCGATGAGCTTCTCATCGACCATCTCTTGGTCGAGCGTCTGCCCCTCGTAGGTCGTCCCGATCAGGGACACGGGTGCTGCGTCGGTGTCGAGCACCTCGGCAATGGCGTTATGCAGCAGCGTACCCTTGTCTGCGTAGATGCTGGAAGGCGACGACGGCGCCAGTTTGACAAGCGCCACGCTACCGGGGCAGTTCATCACGCGCTTGGCGGTCGAGCCGCCGACGACTGTAGAGTGCTTCATTCTGCGTCCTCCGCTGCACGCTCGGCCACCATGTCGGAGCCGGTCAGATGCTTGACGAGCACGGCCTCAACCAGTTTGCGTTCACGGTGGATGCGAGTCTCCAGTGCGCGGGCGTCGCTGCTCATGGCCGCGATGTACATCTCCATTGCATACGACGGGTCGCGGTTCTCAAACAAGAAATCGTACAGGTCAAACTGCCTGCGGCCCTGCGCTGGGTAGCCGCCGTGGTCAAGGATGCACTCGACTATTGTCTCAAGCGCACGTTCCAGCTCGCGCTCGGTAGGTTCTGCCTTGTAGTCTTCGTCTCCGTGGTATTCCATTTTTAGTGTCCTTTATTGAAGTGGAGAAAAAATAATACCACACTTTTTATTTCTGTGCTAAAGTTTCTTTCATGGAACTAGAACGTGACATCGAACGCTACCTTGTACGCCGCGCTATCGAGCATGGCGGCAAGGCGTACAAGTGGGTGTCACCGGGCCATGTTGGTGTGGCTGACCGCATCGTGCTGCTGCCCGGTGGCGTGGTGTGGTTCGTGGAACTCAAGACCGCCAAGGGGCGCCTGTCACCGTGGCAGAAGCTGTTTGCTGCCGACATGCGCCGCATGGGGATGCAGTACATCGTGATTAGATCAAAGGAAGAAGTAGACCAATGGTTCTCAGACCTTACCAAGAGTTAGCCGCTGACTTCCTGTACGAGCGTGACAGGGCCATGATCCTCGCGCCCGTCGGTGCCGGCAAGACCGCCATCACGCTCACCGCCATGCGCGACATGTTGGCCGCAGGCGAGGTGCAGCGGTTCCTCGTCGTTGCACCCAAGCGTGTGGCCGTCAGTGTCTGGCCGGCAGAGGCCAAGCTGTGGGCGCCCACGCTGTCGTTGTCGGTTGTCATCGGCACACCGACGCAGCGGGTCAAGGCGCTACAGGCGAACGTCCAGGTGGTTGTCGCCACCTACGACAACCTTCAATGGCTGGCCGAGCAACCCTTGCAATTTGACGGTGTGGTGTTCGATGAGTTGACCCGGCTGAAGAACCCGTCCGGCAAACGCTTCAAGGCGCTGGTCAAGGTGCTGGACGCCATGCGTATCCGCTGGGGGCTGACCGGCAGCTTTACCTCCAACGGTCTGGAGGATGTGTTCGGCCAGTGCAAGGTGATCGACCAGACGCTGCTGGGTCGGGCCAAGGGTGCGTTCCTGCAACAGTACTTCCACTGCATCAACCGTGACTTTGGTGAGTGGACGCCCGCCACCGGGGCGCTGGAACAGGTGATGGAGCGCATCAAGCCGGCCACGTTTGTCTTAGAGGCGGGATCTTACGCCGACAAGCTGCCGCCGCTGCACACGGTCGTGCTGACCTGCGACCTGGGCGACCGGACGCCCTACGATGACATGAAGAAGAAGTTCATCGCGGAGTTTGCCACCACCACCGCCATCGCCGCCAACGCGGGTGTGGTGACGGGCAAGCTCCAGCAGATGGCCTCGGGGTTCGTCTACACCGACACGGGCGCGGTGTTCTTCGATGACGCCAAGTTCGTGCTGCTGGATGACCTCTTGACCGAGAACCAACACGCCAACACGATCATCGTCTACCAGTACAAGGCCGAGTTGGCCGAGTTGCAGCGCCGCTACCCACGGGCGTCCACCTTGGACGAGCCGGAGGCCATCGACCGTTGGAACGCGGGGCACATTGAGCTGTTGCTGGTGCATCCCAAGTCTGCCGGCCACGGCCTGAACCTGCAACACGGGGGCAGCAAGATCGTGTTTCTGTCCCTGCCGTGGTCGCTGGAGCTGTACGAGCAGACCATCGGGCGTCTGCACCGCAGCGGCCAGAAGCACGATGTGTGGTGCTACGTCCTGATGGCGAACAAGACCGTGGACGAGAAGATCTACGCGGCCCTGCACGACAAGAAATCTTTATCACAACTGGCAATGGAGTCCTTGAAATGAAACGAATCGACGCACTGAAGGAAAAGTTGCGCGCTGCAATGGCCGAGTTGACCATCCGTTATCGGCAGCTTAACGCTGCCGAGCGGGGGCTGGCGCGGGTGCTGAAGAACATAGACGAACTGGAGAAGAAAATTGAAACAGCTAACTTGGCGTGAACTGAACCACGTCCTGTCCTTGAAGACAGAGGGCGAGGTGTGGACGATGTTGCAGGATGAAAAGGTGGGGCCACGACGCGTTGTGGTGCTGAAGCGGTTGCATCAGCGGTACAACATCCTGCGCGTGTCGCGGGAGCGGATGGAGCTGCTCAATGGCTTCTGACCCAACCAACCCGGAGCATTACAAAGGACACCCGTCGGGGATCGAGTGCATCCAGATCACCGAGCATATGAACTTCAACCTGGGCAACGCCATCAAGTACATTTGGCGCGCCGGGCTTAAGGGGGAAGCGGATGCTGACCTGAGAAAAGCACGCTGGTATCTGGAGCGTGAGATAGAGAGGATTCAGAAATGAGCCTGACCCGATATGCGAGAAGATTACATCCTAATAGGCGCAACGCTGCCAAGCTCGTCTTGGCGATCAAATACCTCCGTAGTAAGAAGTTGTGGGTGCTTGAGGGCGGTGCTGTCAAGTGGGGGAACAAATGAACAAGCACATCATTCTGGAAGAAACCCCCCACGGCACGAGGACAATGATCCTGTCTGCCGTACTGAGCTGTTCGATGTTCTTTTTTATTGGCTTTTTTGGGAGAGACGTATGGAACTTTCATGTCGGCAATGTGGCAAACGGGCAAGCTCAGTGTGCGCCCGATCAGACTGCTGGGCAACCGAGGCGAATATTGCAGTGGAGACTACCCGACGAGCCAAAGAAGTAGCCGCAGAGAATCGGGACGAGCAAAAGTTAGCTGTGCTCCAGTTCCCGCAGAACTTTGACGCGGTGGCTGCGTGGGCTGAGAATCTGGGCGCACAACGTAAGACGGACCGGGACGCGGTGCGCAGGATGGCAAAAGAGACGGTGTACTCCGCTATGACGTATGCAGCAATAGCTAGGAGCTTGTGATGGCTAACGTAAAGCTCGCAAAAGAACGACTAATACGAATTATGGGCACGTTTGATTTGGCAACGGGTCATGCCGACACATTTAACGAACTACTTGATTCGCTTGAGTCAGAACTCCGGGATGTGTTAGGGCATTACCGCCGGGAACAAAGAAAGTGGGTTGGGCTGACGGATGATGAAAAACAAGCGGCGTATATAAAGATAGATACTTGGGATGCTTGCGTCAGTTTTATTGAAGCCAAACTCAAAGAAAAAAATAGGAGTCTGTAATGCTATTGGGAGAAACGCCTTACCTTTCCTGCTTTGTGCGGAATGAATTCCTGTTTGACGAGCAAAAAGGCCACGGTGAGTTCACGCCAGCGGTTGTCTTTGCGTTCCGCGCCGAGCCAGCGCGTGTCCCTATGTTCCAAGTCATGCTTGACTCTGGAGCGCAGTGGGCGCGAGTGCCGATCCACATGATATGCAGCCAGCCCTGCGACCCGCTACCCATTGAGCAATCGTGCTGGTGGGACAGCTACGGGTATGAGTTTACGGTGGTTGCGTTGCCGTTTCTCAAGGGCCATGCGGTGACTGCACTTGGCAGGGACAAACAAATCCGCAAGGGCAACTATCTTTTTACGGTGGATTGGATGCAGACGGGTTGGAGCGAAGTACCAGACCAGCACAAGAACCATCACATTATTGCGCTGGAATCGGGGGCGTGGATTGCATACCCCAACAACCGTTTAGTATGGCATGACCCGTCATGGATTACGCCAGCACCTAATCGGGAATGGAAAACACCGACGCGAATTTATTCTGTTGAGGGCAAATGGCTAACGGAGGAAAAGAAATGATCGACCATGAATTAGTAGCCGACACAAAAGAGCAGTTGCTTGAGATGATCCAGAACTACCGCAACCAGTACCCAAACGACAGCTATGGCACAACGATCTGGGTGCCGTTGAAGGATGGGCAGATTTGGAAGGCGCGAGTGCAACGATGCGAATAACACCCAGCAATCCGATGTGCATGTCGTGCCGCCGTATCCCCGGCATCGTGCTGACCTACTCAGCAAACCGCAAACAGAAACAGTGGCGCTGTCAGCCCTGCGCTGAACGAATGAAAAGGCTACGCAAATGAGTGACTACGCCGAGCCGCTGATTGTCATCAAGGAGCTGCACAGGAAGGCAAGGGAGGCGATGCAGGAGAAACAATGGGTGACGGCCATTGCTTGCATCGACGGGATTCTCGCCCAGGCGTGTCTGGCGCGAGCTGAAGCAATAGCACAGCTCGAAAAAAAGCCCCGATAAACGGGGCAAAGGGGATACCACCAGGCACTAAGAAAAAGGTCGGGTTCCTGTTTTGTCGATTATAAGCGCCATCTTGCGCGGCGGGAGCGTTGGCAGGTTAGAAATGCTGATGTGCGTCCAAGCGTCAAACTCCCGAATGATCTGGTCGTATGCCAGCCCTGACGCCATCACAGCCTTCACCACCGCGTCGGGGGTCATTCCCGGTACTCTGATATCAGCCGCACAGCCAAGGCGGTGCTGGCTAGTGTCGCGGCTCCCACAGGCATCATTGACCGCCTTGCTGCGGAAGGCTGAATTGACCATCACCGCCCTGCCGCCCAACCTGTCTTTGACCAGCTCCAGAAACGCAGCCAACCGTTGCAAATTGGCTAATGCGGCTGCATTTGGCGTGTTGTCGAGCGTCCGGTGGTCGGTGACGGTTAGCTCCGCAAGGGTAAAGTGCGGGGTCACCTGTTGCCGGGATCAGCCCGAACAGCGCCGCCAAGACCCAAAGCTGCCGCGATGCCCTGCACCAGCAGTTGATACTGCGGCGGCACCATCGGGATTCCAACTGCAAAAAGCACTCCCAGCCCCGCCAGTGTTGATGCTTCGCCAAAACGATTTCTGAGCCAGCCCATATCAATCTCCTAGAAGTTGCCGCCTACAGGATTCAACACTCCGGCTGGAGCGTCGGTGATAATTTTTGCACCCGGTTTGATATGACCATTCGTCCAAGGTGACTCGTTGATCGGGCCGTAGCAAGACGCAAGTTGTACGCCGTTCACAAGTTTTGCTTGTTTGTCGCACATGAAAGACCATTGGTTCGACATCCCAGAATCTTTGCCAAGTATGAAGGTGCGTTGTACCAGTGGTGCTACCGCCCAGCTTGGGGCTTGTGGTGCTTCGCTGACGGTGCTGAACAATGACCAGACCTTACCGGGAGGCGCGTCGCAGGAGCTATTCATCAGGTTAGGATTGGCGATGCTTCGCCCCGTCAACACGGGGCAGATCGCCATGCCCTCTTGGAACTTCTTGCCTTTCACGGTAACCATCTTGCCCGTAGGCGTTGAGCCTGAAGCCGCGCACAGTGCATATTCGCCGTTGCAGATCATGATGGGGGCGGCAAAGACGTTAGAACAAAACAGGGTGAGTGCCAGCAGCTTTTTCATTTGTCAACCTTGTTGTCTAGTTTGTCGTAGATGCTTTTGAGCATAGATTTTATGTCGGCAATATCGCGCAGATAGTCATCTCGTCGAACGTATTTTTCCGGCATCTTCTTTACGTCTTCATCCAACCTATCAAGAGACTTAGTAATCTGAGTAAGAACCCAACCGCCAAAGAATCCAGCAAGTGCAATGCCTACGTTTATCAGCGACTGGGCGTCCATTCATGTTCTTTCATTGCGGGGGTTTGATTAGGGTCGTAGCGCGTTAGCACGCACAATAACAGCATCCTCGGGGGCCAGCTGGTTGACCACGCTCTGCCTTGCCGCCGCAGTAAGCATAGGACTCCATGCTGAGCTATTAGACATAATCCGCAAAACCTTAACGCGTTGTTTTGCGGGCAGCATATCTAACATGGCGTTAGCACTGGCGCCCGATTTCATGCCCTCCGTCAACGCCGCCAGTGTTGCTTTATTAACCTTGCCTTCAAATTCGCGCAAGCCTTGCCGAGCAACAGCAATCTTGGTGCTAAGTGACGGTGGGAAGTTAAACTTGGGCGTAGCATCTTGGATGATATTGGACAGCGCCCCCCCGCCTTTTGTAGCCTGTTCCGCTAGTTTTGTATCCCGTGCGGTGTTAGCGGCTATTTGTTCAAATTGTATTGCCGCCTTGCCCATTTCTTTGGAAAAATCGTATTTGCCGGGGCCAAAAATATCTTCGACCAGTTTGGGGTTGCGGCCAGTAACCAAGGCTATAAACCCGGCTTTATCGCCGGACGTATACAAATTACGCGCAACGTCAGCCAGTTGTTTTTCTTCGATGCCGTGCATACCTTGCTCAAAGGTCTTGAGGTACGCACCCCACCCCGTACCGCCAGCCTGTTCTATTGCATCGTCAAACAACGGGCGAACGTAACGCATAACAGATTGAGCAAATTGTCTGCGTTGGTCCTCAGTCGCGCCGGGGTTCAGATCCGCAATTGCGCCCGCCACGCCATTTTTGCGGATGGCATACAACGCTTCGGGAGTGATAATTCCGTACTTGTTTGTCCAATCTTGCAGCATCTGCGACACGCGGGTTATGGCACCCGCCGCATCGCGGTTTGTACCTATGTCGGGGTTTGCTAATTTTGATTGCAAAGTAGACATAAGGCTTTCGGTTTTTAATGGCCGCAGTCCATTAGCTTCCAAACTAGCCAAGGTTGCTTTAGCATCCCGCGCTACTTCGCCAAACCGTAACGATGCTTCTGCTGCGTCGGTTGCTACTTGGCCCGCCCGTGCGGCCAACTGCCCGGGGTAGGTATCCGCTATGCGGGTGGCGCTGGGCATTCCTAGCGCCCTAACATCACCACCCATTGAACTAGGCAACCAACTTTTGGCCCAGTTCTCGGCGCGGTCAACAGCAGCGGTAAATCGACGCACATCTTCTACTTTAGCGGTTGCGCCTTGTTCAAATTTAGCCACTTTAGCTTCTAAGCCTGGTGTTACCCGCCCCGCTTCGCCAGCCGCACCAAGTTCAATTTCCCTCATCGGTGTGGTAATGGCATTCAAAGCATTTTTAGATTCTTCACGAACCGCGCGCGATTCGGTCGCCGTAGCGCCGCCTGCCAGCCGCGCCAGTTCATTGGTAGTTGCATCTGCTTGCGCTGTTGCTTGCTTGCTGTAATAGCTGGCAGGATTTTGTTTTCTTGCCAAGTCATCAAGCGCGGCGTAGGCAGCGTTGTCAATGCCCGCTGCGGCTTGACCAGAACTAAGTCCTTGCTGAGCTGCGGTGTTGGCCGCACGAATTGCGGTTACATCTCCCCCAGCTACTTTACGGGCAATTTCACCTGCTTTAGTTGCGCCTAATTTGCCGGTTACGGCGTCCCATAACCAACCACCGCCTTGACCAAATAGTTTGACTACCCCCGCACCAACCGTTGGGAGCGCAGCGCCCACAGCAGCGCCAAGGCCTAAGTCCTCGGGGTTGACCGCAGCCGCGCCGGCACCGCCAGCAATTGCACCACCACCAGCGCGTAGCGCGACATTGCCAACGCGTTGCAAGCCTGTGGCCGCTTGCGGTAAGCCCGTCCTAAAGCCACCCGTTTCAATAGCAGTAGCCAACGGGGCCAAACGAGGCGCAACAGCGGTTACGCCGCGACCAAGAAGCCCGCCAATGGGCAACGTGCCAGCTATCTCCGCGCCGGTTTTGCCTAACGCAAAAGCTGTAGATGCTGGGTCAGCACCCATTGTTGCCAAGCCTTGCGTCATTTGCTGGCGGCGTTCTTCGTTCCGACTAATGGGTTGCTGTCCGGTAATAAGGCCAGACAAATTAGGCGCGCGATCTCCGGCGATATAATCCCTGGCGTAATCATACGGCGCCAGTATCGTAGCGCCGATTGACCCCGCGCCGCGAACAGCGCCAGCCAACACATCGCCCGCCATACCGGCAACACCGCGTTCTTTGGGTATCTCGCTAACGGGTGCGGCAATGGGGGCTGCGCCCAAATGCGGGTTCTGACGTATTACTTCCGCTTTAATTTCCTCTTGCGAAGCACCGGCTGGCCCGTCTATGCGATAAGTTTTGCCATCCGGTGCGGGTATGCGGTAGGTAGTCATTCGGCCACCGCCTTGCCCCACGAACCAGACGCGCCGCCGCCTGCGCCAGCAGGCGCCGCTTGGCCCGCCGCGCTTTTATAGCTGTACGTGCTGTCGTAGGCTTCTCGCACGCGAACGCGGGTGCCCTCAATGTTTGCAATGGCTTGCTCAATTGCCGCTTGAACATCTGGTGCATCTTGCCGACGATCAATAGCCGCAAAGGACGCGGTAAGCTGTTTGCCTTCTTGGTTGGACACGTTGCCCAACGCGCCGCCTGTTTTCGATGCGTCGCGCAGATCTTGCAACGCTTGAAAACCACCTTTGGCCACAACCTTATCGTAAAGCGCCTGCGCGGCTCGGCCTTCTGCGGTGACCCCAGGCAAGCGGCCTGCGGCGATCCCCGTAATGCTAGACAACCCCGGATGGTCGCGTAATGCTTTAAGGTCAGTAAGAAATGCGTCAGATTTAGTTTCAAACCCTTTTACCGCCGATGTGGCGGCGGGCAACGCTGCTTCCCGCTTCTGTATTTCTTTTGGCGGCAGTCCTTCCATCGCACTGGCGGGGGTCATCTTGTTCCGAATAGCTTCGTCACGGCTAACATAAACAGTCTTGCCATCTGACCCAAGTACCGCAACGGGCGCGGAAGGTGTAGCTTCCGCACGGCCAGCAGAGGCAATGCTACGTTTGTAATCAAACAACGACCCTTTGAAACCTTCTTTCTTGGCGTACTCATACTCTCTGATAAGCGGGTCTTTAAGTTCTGCCGCTGGCGTAATGACTTCTTTGGTCAGCGGATTTACCAAACCAACATTGGGCACGACATGAAACACCGGTGGTTTGGATGCCAGCTCGATATCTTTTTCCAGCGCGTTTGCGGTGGCTACAGCTTGCGGTGTACCCAAAGCAAGCAGTTCCCTACGCTGCCGTTGCATCAGGGGTATGTTTGGCGCGGCAAGCGCGTTAGTCGCAACGGGCGCCAGCGAATTAACGGTGGAAGCCAATGCTTGCGCGTCTTGTGCTTTTCGTTGTGCAACATCCGCGCTAAACGACCCCGGTTCAGCAGACGGCATTGTGGTGCTAGAGGCTGCCGTTGACGCGCTTGCACCTCCGCCCATGATACGGCTATAGTTGCCGCGCTCAGTTTCGAGCTTTAACCGCGCCATGCGTGCGGTAAGCCCTGCATCCGCAACGTGGGGAATGCCCGACCCAATCATCTGGTCTTCAATTGCCACCGGGTCTTTTGGGCCTCCGTTGTCGGCCACATGCGCGTAGAACTGGTTAAGTTTGGCCTCCGCGTCTTGCGCCTTCTTGAATTGCAGCTCGGCCATCTGGCCTTGCCGCATGGATTGCTGCATTTGCAGATCCCGCGCCCGCGCCTCCTGCCCCTGATCCATGCCGGTGACAAACGCGTTGCCGATGCTCTGCGAGCCCGGGGGGTTCAGCAATCCAAAATTAAGTTCAGCCATGATTAGATCATCCCGTAAGGCGTATTGCTTTGCAGCGCATAATTCAGCGTGGGGTCACCGTACATTTGACCACCACCGCCCCCGCCGCCAAAGGGGTCTGCCCCCCGCTGCGGCCCGTACATCCGGCCCAGCATGTTAGCTGCGCCGCCATACGCCGAGTTACGCGCCCCCGCCGCTGCCATCGCTGCGTTGCCTTGGTTGGCCGCGCTGCCCATCATGATGTTGCCGACATTCCCCGCCATGTTCGAGCCTTGCTGGCCCAACGCCGTGGCGGTGGTCTGCCCCACGCCGGCCAGACTTTGTAGCGGGTTGAGCTGGTTAGCTCGGTT